AAAAAGTTAAAACGCTAAAATTTTAAGTTAAAATAATTAAAATTTTAAATTCCCCGTTATAAATTTAGGAATATCGAACCGAGAAACTGCATCCGACAAACTCATAATTTCATTTTCTGAGTTGATTCCCCCCATTAAAATTATGTTTCCAACTATCGGATCATGTAAACCTCTTACATATCTCCCCATGTTTCCATCTTGATTTTCATCAAAAATGATTGTTATTTGCTCCCCCAACCACATAACATTTTCCATCTCAAATAGAGTGGTTTTTAATCTCCCTGCAATATCTGCATTGGTATTAATCTCCACTTCTTTGATTCTGGTATCGTCCTCCCCGTTTGAGGTTATCAATATTGCTCTCATCTCAATACCCCAACCATTCTAAAAGCGCATCTTTGTTCGTGGCTTTAAACTCTTCCCTCCATGCATTGACAACCAAAACATATGTATCACCGGCTGCAACAATACACCCCTCATTTTGCGCTATTTCGATCAATAGCATTTTTTGAAACTTAGACATTTTTCTCTCCGATCATTATAAAGATTAAAGGTTTATGCACTCTCCACCACTCCAACGCACCGGTATCCATTTTGGTAATCTCATCATCGGTAAACTTCTTCCACTCTTCAAAGGTGTAATTTTTACACCCAATTTGTAAATGAGTATCCCCAATTGAAATGTAATATTTGTTTGTGTGTATAGTGTTTACAAGTTTTGACACCTGTGCGTCATCCGACACCTGTGCGTTACCCAACACCCGTGCGTCATCCGACACCTGTGCGTTACCCAACACCTGTGCGTTACCCAACACCTGTGCGTTACCCGACACCTGTGCGTTACCCGACACCTGTGCGTTACCCGACACCTGTGCGTTACCCGACACCTGTGCGTCATCCCACACCCATGCGTCATCCGTTTGTGAAAGGTTAGATTCGTTTTCAATCCATCCACCAACACCGCCGATATTAACGTCACTAAATGCGATCAACGCAACAACTCTAAACAGTGTTACGCCATTAACCTCTTTTGCCTCACCTAATTTGTACTTAGACATAATTCACCCCTTAAAATAATCTATTGAACACCCCAATAGATGCTCAAACGATTATTAAGATTAACAATACACATCTATGTTTTCAGATCACCCCATTTTTACTTAGTTCACGTTTCCGCTTATAAGGGTCGTTAGGCTCTTAATACTCACATAGAATAAAATCAAAAAACTTTAACAATCCCACCCTGTGAAACTGTATAAAATCTTTTTAGGGGGTAACACCCCTTAAATCGTTTCTTCAATTTTTGTTAATAACATTTGACGAAATTCACCCAGCGTCATTGTATCGCTGAAAAAATCACGCTTTAAATATACCGTTTCCACCAATGCGTTTAAAATCGCCCCCACGTCATTTATAGCCTCTTCAATCCGTAGTTCATCGGCTATGAATTCACGTTCGAAATATTCCTCACATGATTGGATGTGTTTTTGATACTTGTATTCATTCATAATTTGATTACCATCCCATCATAAAATTCAACATCTTGTTTTTCAGATTGCGTATAATCGGTTAAATACCAGATCCCTTTCTTTTGATATATCCCGAAACTAGTACAACTCAATACGCCGTTTAATCGCTCTTTAGTGGTGTTTGTCTGCCACCCTGCGGATGAGATAATCAATTCGTTATCATGTTTTACGGCGATAATATTCCCGTGTAATTTCATTATCGTGCTGCCATCCGTATCGAATGTTACTTTTGTATTACCGATGGTTATCGATCTATCATCATAAAATGCTCTCACACATTCCTTAGTTGTTTTTCTCATAATTTATCCCTTAATATCAAAACAGTTTCCTGTTCTAAATTCCCATTGATTTAACAATCTTGCAGCCGTTCCCACTGTCAGGTCTGGATACTTGCTCAATAAATAAGCAAGTACCGTCATTTGTTTTTGTGAGCGTGTCATTATTCCATCCCCCTTTTAATAAGTAAATCCCAAAGATTCGACCGCCGTTTTGAATTCTTCCATTAACGCGGGCAATCTAGCCTCCAACGCCTCACGGCTTTGTAACTGTTCTAATGTTGCATCCTGCCATATTGCGCACGATCTCGCCGCTTCTAAGTTTGGTATAACTGCCTCGCACCACTTAGTTGGAATTTTTACAAATTCATACGCCCCCGACTGTAACGCCTTTAAAAATTCTTCGGCGTCCTCTTTATTTTTAAACGGTGCTTTGTACCATTTTTTTAACTCGTTTTCTTTGATAAATCCCGTTAAGCTGTAATTGTCGGAAAAGTCGTATTTGTCCGCGCCGTCGTACTTGATGGCTTCAACTTCTATGCTATTAAAGTCGCCCGCCTCGTCCAAATACGCCCAAAATCCACACTCCTGTTCCCTGAAAGTGAAGGGAGAATTAACAAATTTTAATTTAGTATCAAAGGCTACCACCTCCCCTATCTCTTTCCCTTCGTGTGCTCTATCCCGCGCATGGTACATTGTATTAGCGTAATAATACATAGGCATATCGCTGTTGCATAAGTGCCATTTAATGTAAGGCGCTAACTCTGGGATAGTTGCGGCTATTTCATCGTGACAACATCCGCCCATTATATAACTACGATCCCCCCGTTTTCCTGCTTCGTAGATTGAAGCCGTAATCGCAAAGCTATTGTGTCCGTTTTTGCACTCATCGTCATAGCGTACCGTAGCGATAACATCAACTTTTTGGTCGTCCAACATAACGCCCAACGCTTTGTATTCTTTCTTTTGATTACCTGTTAAAACTGATTTCATAATGTGCCCCTTAACTTATTTTCGCAAGAATAGGCGAAATAATGAAATAAGCGGTAAACGCTAAACTGAGGTAAGTTGCGGATTTTAGTTTTAATGCAGTTGTAAACATTGTTTTATCCTTTTATCTTTTTATTGCGATCTAGGTCGCTTGTTAAACTCTTCCGAGTCACTTACTTTTTAACTATCCACAGTTTAACGGATTTTATAATTCATGTCAATATTTATTTGACAATTTATAAAAGAATTGTGTTTATGTTACCAAATGTAACATGGTATTTGAGCAAACCTCACAAAATAGGGCGTTTAAATATTACTGCTTACTATATAATAAAATAAATTTCACGCTATCGCAGCATAAAAGCATTAAAATAAGCGGATCAACGGTTAAAATGATAATATTTTTGACTTGCTTATAATTAATAAAATAAATTTCACGGTTACCATCGCTTTAAATCCTTATATAGTAAAAGCATAAAAGGTTAAACGGCGTAATAATAAAAGATTTAAAATTATTTTTGATTGCTTATAAAATAAAAAATAAAAAATAAAAAATAAAAAATAAATTATTGCGCTTTATAGCCTTATAATTAATAGATAATTCACTATTAAGTTATTAATTATGTAATATGTATTGGCGTTATGTTTTAAATGATATAACGCCCTTGAGCTATGATAGTTTAAAGGCTGCGAAGCACTGCTTATATCAACTGATATTAACTATGTTGTTGCAATGTTGATATTAAATGATATAATTGTGTGCGTGTGGAGGCTATCAACGCTGAACTTGTAAGGTTATGAGCCTCTTAATCCTTGCCTCTATTACAGCTCTAATCCTTGCTACTCATTGCATCCATCCAAACCTTATAACCTCATAACCTCACCACTATCCTATTATCATTAAATCTTATACACTTTAAAGCCTTTGAGGCTGTGTAAACGTGCCTATCACTACGCTTTTTAGGCTGTGAACTTTATTTGTTTTTAACTGTGGAGAGTCAATGGGGGAATCAGGTTTTCGCGCGGGTGGGGAATACCTAAAATGCGTATCTTATCCTAAAACCTAAAAGTCTTAAACGAATATAAACCTATCCTCAAGCATACATATCGGCAAGACGCTCAATGCGATACATACCTGTTGCATTCCTACCAGTCTTATTACGTCCACGAACCTGCTTATACCCACGGTACACTACTTGCTCACCGTTCTTGCGACGAACCTGATCCATTGCTTCCATCAACACTCTATCAACATACCCTTCGGTAAACGCAACGATATGCCTACGTTTGAACCACGGCACACGCGCACGTTCCCGATCAACACCTGAGAAGTTATTGTATTTGTCCATGAGATCACGTACCGCTCTTGACCACATCTGGTAAACAATTGCCTCAAACGACTTACCGTATTGTCCGAAGTTGTCAAGACCATGCGCATATACAGCGATAGACTTGCGACAAAGTGCATTCATATTCCCGTATCGCGACATATACCATCGTGCTTGCACTTTGAACACTGACCCCTCTGCGGTTAGCACATCGACTAACCACTGTTGTGCCTCTGGTGAGGTCTTCAACGGTTCGTAACCCATCTCTCGGATCTCTTCTGTGAACGGGGCATAGAACTTCTCGAAACGTGCCATGGGTAAACTCCTCTATACTGTGTTATACTTTCATCATTATATCACCACTAGGACTCAACGTGCTTACAGACGTACAGACTATTGAAGAGATCATCGACTATCTTAAAGTGCGGTTACCGGACAATATGTCCAACGCGCTCTCATCCTCTGAGTTCGAGCGTGGTCGCATCTCGCAACTGTACTCACTCATCTCTGAGTTTGAGTATATGCTGATGCACGATGTTGATAATGAAGACGAGGAGCTGTAATGTCAGTCACTATACAAGAAGAAGCATTGACTGATGACATTATTACATCGCTCTCAACTCTTGCTGAAGAACACAATGATGAAGTGGGGGTGTTCCCTGAGTACCAGTTCGCGCTTGATCATGCACTCTATTTACACCTATATTCTCATGGGATGCTCAAACTGTTTACCGCGATTGATACTGAGACAGCGTTGCGCATTGGGTATATCGTGTATATTGTATCACCCCATCCACATTTCAAAGAAGTTTTAATAGCTAAAGAAGACGGACTCTTTGTTAATAAAGTATATCGTAATGGTTCGTTAGGATTACGGTTGATAAAGTATTGTGATGATGTTCTAAAAACAAAGTATGGTGTCACAATGACTATGCAGATAGCGACTGAAGCAAATGATCACAGTGCAATTCTGTATCGATGTGGATACCACAAGATCGAAACTACATACATGAGGAGATTATAATGCCAGCAGTAACAAGTATTTTAGCAGGGGCTGCGATTTTAGGAGCTGGAACGTCTATTTATTCAGCGCAACAACAGAAGAAGGCATCGGCTAAAGCGTCAGATGCCGCGCAACGAGCTGAGATGGAGGCACGGCGTATCGCTGCGTCGGGTAAACCGATGGAAGAAAGTGCTACACTTGATATGAACACAGGTACAGCGGATACCACGTTAGGTTCGTTGGGTCTTATTGTTAATCCTGATCTTGAGAAGCGTAAGAAGGCTGTCGCGGGTCTCGGTACAGCACCAACTGGTACGGGTCTCGGTAGCGCGGTAACCAGTTCACTTGGGTTTGGAGGGTAATCATGGCTAAATTTGGAGAGTTGTCACCGAAAGAGTTCTATAATAAGTTCTCCGCGGGGCGTATGGATCACGAGAACACGGCGAAAGACATCAGCGAGCTAACGTTACCGTACATTATGATGGAGGATGGTGCGTCATCATCGACTCAGTATAAGGACAAGATCGCTCAAGCGTTCTGCGGACGACTGATCAACACATTGAAGTCTAAGATGGGGATGTCATTGCTACCACCATCGACTTCAAGCTTCAGACTTGAGCCAGATAAGGACGCACTTGATGTCATTACACAAGGTGATCCAGATGCCAAGGCGGTTGTTTACGCTGAACTGTCATCACGCACAGCTCAGATTAACAAAGAGATCGAGGCACAACAGATCCGTGATACCATCTTCGACCTCCTCACTCAGCTTATCGTGGTTGGATCAGTTATTATGGAGAAGAAGGATGGTAAAGGGATTAAGCTTCACACACTGCGTAACTTCACGGTTGATCTTGACTCACGCGGTGAGCCAAGAGCGTTGTGTGTTGTTGAGAAGCTTAAAGACTTACCGGCTGGACTAGACTTCAAGGAGGAGAAGGATGAGTATGAACTCTATACTCTCCTTGAACGTGATCCAGTTATCGAGAACTGGACACTGAGACAGAGTATTGACGATACGCCAGTCGGCACTGAGCTGACTTACAAAGATGAGACTATGCCGTTTCAGTATGTTGGCTGGACTTGGACTGATGGTGACTTGTACCACCGTCCATACGCAGAGGACTACTTACCTGACATGGAGCAGTATAACCAGTTGGCTGACCTCATCACTAAGGGGTCGATCGTCGCTGCTAAAGTCATTCTCTTCGTAGATGAGAAGGGTAATCGCACACGTAAAGCCGACGTTGCCAAGTCCAAGAACGGTGCAGTCATCAACGGTCGCGCGGATGATGTAACTGCGCTTCAGTTACAGAAGAACTTCGACTTCCAAGTGCCGATGGAGCGACTATCGGATATCGGCAAGAACCTCTCATCGGCGTTCTTGATGAACGAGTCGGTTACGCGTGATGCAGAACGGGTTACCGCACAAGAGATTCGCTACATGGCGCAAGAGTTGGAGATGTCATCACTATCAGGTGTCTATTCTAAACTTGCCAAGAAGGTGTCTAAGCGCATTGTCGAGTGGGTGATGGCTGAACTGAAGATTAAGTTCAAAGGGATTGAGGTCAACGTCATTACCGGTCTTGATGCCTTGGGTCGTAGCCAAGAAGGACAGAAGCTCGACGCATATGTACAACGGATGATGACTATGCAGATGTTCAGCTGGCTCGATCAGGGTGAACTCGCACAGCGATACGCGTCATTCGATGGTATTGATACCACCGGACTGCTCAAGACACCGACACAAGTGGCACAAGAGCAGTCTCAAGCGCAAGCTGCTCAAGCTCAACAGATGGGTGTCGAGAGTTTCGCACAACAAGCTGGACAGACCGTAGCCACAGCTCAACAATAATCTCAGTTGTCAAGTATTACTTGACAACTCCTCCTCTTATGTTACACTTTCACATATTATTTAAGGAGTCGTTATGTCTGATACGATCAAGTTGCCTGTTGTAGGTGGTAAAGGTAAGAAGAAAATGACGGTCACAGAGTCTAAACCTGTGAAGACTAAAGATAAGGTAAATGACTAATGGCTGCACCAGTAAGACGCTCTCAAGCGGTTGAAGGTGAAGTTGTTGGTAAGATGGTGAACGTGTTCACAACTGAAGAGTATGTCGCGTATTCAGAAGCCAACGGCACGTATATGGGTCGCCCAGAAGGTGTTAAAACAGTGCTTACCCCAGAAGAGTTTGTGGTATTGAGTCGCGAAGACTGGACACCGAAGCAGATTATGGATAAGCACGGTATTGATCTTACCGAGTTACAAGCAGTTGCGGATAAAGTTCCGTTGATTATGCAGTTGAAGCGTCGCATCACCTGTACAGATAAACAGATTAAGTGGTAACCGACATGGATGAAACATTAACACCAGATGTCCTACCCATTGATGGTCAAGTCCCAGAGGTTAATCCTGATGATGCTGGCGGTTTACCGTCGGCGGTCGATGAGAACACCTCTAACCTCGATAAGTTTCAGTTAAACGACGAGTTCGTCACTAAGAACTTCAAGAATGGTAAACTGTTTGGTCGCTTTGACTCGTTAGAGGCTGTACTTAATACTTTACAGTCTGTTGAGACTAAGTATTCCAACGTAATGCGGGATATTAAGAGCGACGGTACGACACCTGACACCACAGCCACCGTACCAGAAGTAAGCGTACAAGAGATTGCTCAACCGGTTATCGCTAAATTCGTTGAGAACGACTTTAGTTACGACGGTATGGATGCCGAGATTGCAGACCTTGCTCAACAAACAGGTAAAAGCGTTGCTGAGATTAAACTCGCTGCGCTTGAGATCAAAGAGCAAGTCACTAAAGCGTATTCGGTTGTTGGTGGTAAGGAAGAGTACAACGCGATGCTCAATTGGGCGAAGACAACTCTTGATGAGTCCAAGAAAGCTGATTTTGACAAAGCACTCACCTCAGGAATGGGTGAATACGCAATCAAAGGTCTTCACGCAGATTACACTGCATCACTTGGTGGGGCACAACAACCTCAACGCCTACAAGGTGATGGTAGTGGTAATGTAGGAACGCGTGGTTACGCATCACTTCAAGAGATTGGTCGCGATAAGGCGTATCTCGCAACACAGCAAGGTCGCTCCGACACTGCTGCACAAGAGGCTCATCGCCGACGCATGAACCTCACTCCTGACTCAGTTATTTATGGAAGA